ATCTGAAGAATGTAAAAATAAATTGACCCTTATAAGGCAAGAAGAAAAGGAACTCATCAAAGATAATGACGCTGTCCACATTTCTTCACATAATAGCAAAAAACAAAACTTTGACAATAGCAAACAAATTTTACGTTGCTTTAACGCAGAATGTGATAACATCATACTTTCTGTTAATATTAGAAATGTTGATTCCTTAAGAAACAGAATAATCAAATCATTTGATACATTAAATAAAATATTCAATGTAGATGGAGTCTCCTTATCCAATAAATTTTTAGAATTAAAATTAAAGGAACTTACCTTATTACATACATTTGAAAGAAAACGTGAAAACGAAAGAGAAATACAAAGAGCTATCAAAGAACAAATGCTGGAAGAAGAACGGGTACGGCGAGAACTAGAAAAACGAAAGGGTGAAATAGAAAAAGATCAAAAACAATTTAGTAATGAAGTAAATAAGCTTATGAAATATCTACAAAAAACAGATAATGATATTGAAAAACGACTTTATGTAGACAAAATCAAAGAATTAGAAGAAAAAATTAAGACCTTGGAATCTGAAAAGGCGGATGTCGTTAATCGAGAGAAGAATGCAAAAGCTGGTTTTGTGTACATAATATCCAATATTGGTTCTTTTGGTGAAAACGTTTATAAAATTGGTATGACCAGGAGGCTTGAACCTATGGATAGAATAAAAGAACTAAGTAGTGCTTCCGTTCCTTTTGAATTTGATGTGCATGCAATGATTTTTAGTGAAGATGCTCCAGCTCTAGAATCTTCTCTTCACCAACATTTTGATAGTTGCAGAGTAAATAAAATTAACCCTAGAAAAGAATTCTTCAACATATCTATTGATGAAATAGAGCAATATGTCACTGAAAACTATAATGATATTATTGAATTCACCAAAGTGCCTATCGCCAAAGAATATCGCGATACACAGGCATTATACGAACACGGAACTATTGATTAATAAAAACAATATATATGTACCTGAATCCTCCTACGCTACCTTGAAAAACCGAAAAAAGGATGCACTAAGCATCCTTTTTTCCGTCCTGGCTATAACAAAACCTGCAGGGACCGTTCTTTAGATATTGCACTAAGTAGGGAAAGCAATACCGGAGGAGAAATGCCCCTGCATTAAATATATTTTAACACATTTTTGTTGCTTAGTAAATAACATATTTTTGTCCACAATTTTCCTTGGATTATTATAATATTGACGGTACATGTAATGCGCGCTATGATATTTTACGAAGGAGTATACATTGTGAATATATTGTAAATTTCATCCCATGGGAGGTACCATTATGCCAAAATCTCTTAAAGAAGTCTGCGCATACATCCGTGTATCAACAGATAAACAGGAGGAGCTTTCTCCCGAATCCCAAATCCGGCTTATCAAAGAATACGCCCAGGCGCACGGCATGCTTCTGACCCATATTTATACGGAAGAACACGGAATCTCCGGCAAAAAGGCAGACAAACGCCCTGCCTTCCAGGAGATGATTGCCGCATGCAAAGACAAATCCCATCCATATGATGCTATTCTTTTGTGGAAATTTTCACGCTTCGCCCGTAACATAGACGAAAGCACATATTATAAGTCCATTCTTCGCAAAAAGTGTAATGTTGATGTAATCAGCATATCAGAGCCAATTATAGAAGGCATGTACGGCCGTTTAATTGAAATGGTAATTGAATGGTCTGATGAATTTTATTTGTATAACTTGTCCGGGGAAGTAATGAGAGGAATGACACAAAAAGCTCTACAAGGGGGATATAACGCCAATGTCCCAATTGGGTATGTAAAAGAAAAAGGCAATGATAAAATCCCCACTATTGATCCAGAAAACGCCCTCATTGTTAAAAGAATATTTGATATGTACGTAAATGAAGAGCGCCCTTTGTCTGACATAGCGACACTGCTTAACCAGAATGGATACAAAACCAAGCGGGGTGGCCGTTTCGAGACACGTACTGTAGGGTATATATTAGAAAACCCATTTTACATTGGCAAAATCCGGTGGAATTACTATGACAGACAGTCGAACCAAAGAAAGAAAGCTGAGGATGTCATTATATCAGACGGGCGGCACGAGCCTATTATCTCAGAAGACTTGTTTGCAGCCGCAGGTGAAAGATTAGCCAAAGAACGCCTAAAAAGTGGTTATGGCAAAAAACGCCCCGTTGCATCTACAAAGCACTGGCTTTCTGGAATGATAAAATGTTCAGAGTGTGGCTGTTCCCTTGGATATGGTGCTGGCAGCCAAACTTACAAAATCGCCCCCCACTTTCAATGCTGGAAGAAGGGAAAAGGGCTGTGCAACTGTTTCCGTAGTAATAACATTAACGAAGTAAAAGCAATTGAAGAAATCACTAACATTTTGCAAGAGTTAGTAAACTCAGGCTACCATTTTGATTATGGCCTCTCAATTAACAAGGATGACGAAACAGAAAAAGCTTTGTTGCTAAATGAATTAAAAAACCTTGATGCCAAAGAGCGAAGAATTAAAGATGCTTATATTAATGGTATTGATTCATTAGAAGAATATAGGGAAAATAAAAAAATATTAGCTTCCAAAAGGAAAGAACTCCAAGAGAAACTGGATAACTCCAAGGCTGTACCTCAGCCTGCACCTACCCGAAAGGAAATTGATTTTACAAGAATCATTAATCTTATCAATGATAAAGACACAGACTATATCACCAAAGGGAATGCCCTGCGTGATATTTTCGACCACTTTGTATGGAACAAAGAAAAAGGGGAGATGCGCGCCATTCTGAATATGTATGTCAAGTCGCGCTAAAACATTGATTAAAAGCGAAGATTTAATACCTATTAGTTATCGAATACGGCGGTCCAGATGGTGAACTTGGAGCTTCCCTACGCTACCTGTCCCAAAGATACTCTATGAAAGATAAAAAAGTTATCGGTGTCCTGACAGATATAGGTAGAGAAGCCTCAAAAATGGAGCACTTTAGAAATGCCTCTTAAAAAGCATGTGTCGAATCCTCTTTTACACTTTTTTCCTCCATAAAACTCCACCGATACGGCAGCATTTTTAAATAAATATCAATATGGTTTCTGTCATTGACGACCATTCTGCCAAGTATCTGCGTGTAAAATTCATCTTCATATTGTATGCCATTTATCAATTCGTCTATTGTATCCTTTATATTGTTTATCCATTCTTCCCGCTTTTGTATCAAAGTCTGCTGCTTTGAATTTCCTGCTAAATCCGCCCAAATTACGCTATCAATCATTTTGGTGAGATTGCTCTTTATTTTCCGGCGGTTTATTTTAAGCTCCCTGCAAACAAGATACATTAAATATATCGCATCTTCGTTGCGAATACTTTCGCCACAACAACCTATCTGTTTTCCTGTTATATCAATCTGGGGCTTGCCGTGGTTTGCCGCTTCATAACACCGCCACGCCTTGTACCTGCTGCCGTCCTTTCTGGTCCTATATCTAGAAACATAACTTGCGCCACACCTGCCGCATTTAATTTTCCCAGAAAATGGATAGCGGTTGCTATGTTTTGCCCTGCCTTTTTGTGATATTGATTTCGCATCTAATATACAGTTTGCCTTTTCAAAAAGCTCACGGGAAATAATCGGCTCATGATGGTTTTTGATAATAATAAACTCTTCCTGCCCCCGGTTATATTTTTTCTCATGAGATAAAAAATCTGGAGTATAGGTCTTCCTTTGAACCAGATCACCACAATATTTTTCATTCCGAAGCACGCGAAGAATCACCGTGTTTTGCCATTCTCTTACGCGCATTGGCTGAATACCCGCTTCCTGAAGTTCACGGGCAATCGTATGCGTCCCCTTTCCCTCATCCACAAACTTGTGAAAAATAAGACGAACGATTTTCGCCCCCTCTTCGTTAAGATACATCTTACCACCTTTTACATCATAACCAAGCATACTTCTACCGAACACCACGCCCTGCTCCATCTGACGCCTTTGTCCCCATTTTACACGCTCAGAAATCTTACGGCTCTCTTCCTGCGCAATAGATGACATAATAGCAAGACGAAGTTCTGCATCGCCATCCAAAGTATTAATATTATCGTTCAAGAAAATAACACCTACGCCATGCCTTTTAAGGTCACGAGTATAAAAGATACTGTCAAGGGTATTTCTCGCAAAACGGGAAATTTCTTTTGTAATAATCAAATCAAATTCACCGTTTTTTGCACAAGAAATCATACGATTAAACTCCCTGCGTTTTTTCGTATTTGTACCAGAAATGCCTTCATCAGCAAATATCGCAAAAAGCTCCCAATCCGGGTTACATTCTATATAACGTTTAAAGTAACTCTGCTGGCTTTCAAAGGAATTTGCCTGATCTACGCTGTCCGTTGAAACACGGCAATAAGCGGCAACTCTCTTTTTTATTTGCTTGATTTCCCTTCCTTGATTTAATAGTTCATATTGTAATGTAGGCATAAAGATCCTCATTTCTACACATATTAATTGTACAATATTATTATCCAATAATATTTACAAGATTTGTGCCACGTGTACACAGACACAAGTTATGGCTGTAACAACAAGTTATTTGATGCAACCTCCAATCCTATTAATTAATCATTATTTATTGGGACTTTTTTGTATTGCCTTTGCATACTGTTTTTCAAGAGCAGTTATGCAGCGCTCCCGCTGCAATTCAGTCAATAGCCTTCTCTTTTCCAAAGAAAGAAGTATTGATTTTTGAAAATTAAAAAGAAACGCAGCATGCTCCTGTTCATTCAGTTCTGGAACTGCTTCTCCTACATAAACAAATTCTCTATGTTTCATACAATGGACACCTCCTCAGTACCAATGTATGAAACAATGTTTGTACTATATAACAACAGGCGCCCTCTTTCACAGAAGGCGCTTGTTTATTAAATCGTTATTAATTATCCCTATTTTCCTAATCCTTTGCTTTTTAAGAACTTTACATACTGTGTTTCTTTAGACTTTGGCGCCTGAACCGCCGCACTCTTTGGAACTCCACGAAAAGCATTTTTTCCTATTGTACTGGCTTTTAATTTAGTTGTTTTGATTATAATCTTTTTTAAAGCAGAACAATTGTAAAATGCCTGCTTACCAATACTGCTCACATTGCTTCCAATTGTAACTGTCTTTAACTTTTTACAGCCTTTAAATGCATTTGGAGAAATAGATGTTACTTTATATGTCTTTCCCTCCAACTTAACTTTTGCCGGAATGTCTACTTTGGTGACCTTCTTATTCTTCGGTTCAAAATAAGAAGCAGTAGGATTGTTACCTGCCTTTGTTACTTCATAAAACTCTCCAGAAGGCTGTTCAATCAACGTACCCTCCTGCAGTTCTTCATCTAGATCATCCCCGTCACTTTCAAAGGAATCATTTCTTACACCCCAGACTGTCTCATTATTCTCTCCTATTGCCGTAAATGTCATAGTCTGGTTATGGTCATATGATTCGTCATGTTGCTTAAAAAATACCCCATAATATGTAACACCATTGATTACAAATGTCGCCAGATAACTATTATCCTTCTGTTTCCAAGTTCCAACTACATTCCCATCTATCGTGCCATCCGCCTTTAAGACAATCTTCTCTGATGCTGTAACGCTGCTTCCGTTTGACGCTGTCCCATGATTAATAAATTCATAAGTACCAACAATCTCTTTTTCCGTATATCCTGTCTTAGAAATACTGTCACCACGGTTCTCATATACCGCCGTTACCGGCCAGCCCTTCTCATTGATAAACTGCTGATGTACTCGAAGCTCAAAATATTCACCAGAATTTGAAAAACGGGTATGGTAAAATAAATATCTCTGCCCATCTTTGTCAATCAATGCGGAATTATGCCCAGGGCTCTTATACGCCTTTGGATTATTTTCAAACTCATAATTTCCCATTACTTTAATGCCGATCTTATTATGATCATCCTTGCTACTATTCAACACAGCATTGTTTCCTGCTGCATCTAAATATGGTCCCTGCGGTGTCTTAGAGCGGAACAGGCGCATATTGTAACCGCTCACCGAATCTAAAAATTCATAGGTTACATACAGATAATAATAATCTGTTTCTTTATCATATAAAATAAATGGTCCTTCGCCGGATATAGTATGTCCTCCCGCAATACGGGTTCCAAAATACTCATCTATAACCCTTCCATCGTTTGTTTTTCCATTTTTCCCTGGATAAATTGCCTCGCCGGTCTGCGGATTCAGCTCTAAAAGATAAATCCCGCCAGACCATGAGCCATATGTCATCCAAAGCCGCCCATCTGTATCACTAAAAATGGTAGGATCAATCGCATTTGGCGCATAATCTGTATTATAATTTGCACCAGATGACCAGTTATTATTATACCCATCCTTTAAGGTTCCATCAGCAATTAAGCCATAGATATTTGTATTGGTATAAATTTTATCTACCTTACTGTTTTTGTCAAAAGCACTTACCTTTGTAAAACCTGAATATACAATAGTCCCTGCATACTCATAACCTTTATCAATCTGTTTTGAAACAGCATATCCAATTGCAGAACGGCAATATGTAGAAGAAACTGAATAATACATCATATAAGCTCCTTTACTGCCATCCTTGTTTATGTAATTCTCATTCCAGAATACATCTGGCGCCCAGACTGCATATCCCCCTTTACAATCTGCATCATCTTTACCTGCCCATTGGAAAGATTTTGCCAAATTCTGTGACAAATCCCCAAAATGTGTGTTATTAGGAGTCTTATACCCATTACTGCAAATCGTCCAGTTCGCAAGATCTGTTGACTTTGCTGTCGTAATATGTGAGCCAAATACATAATAAGTACCGTCCTTATCTGCTATGATTGACGGATCATGCACCATAACACGGCTCAATTCCCCTGAAACTGCTGCAGATGCCACTTCCGGGCTTTTGCCTGGCACTGCCCCCAGTACCGCAGTGATAGTTAAGGCTGCTGTCAGCCCTGCTGCCACCCATAATTTCATTACTCTTCCCTTTCTCATAGATAACCTCATTTCTTTGCTTTTTAATTCTCACATACACAGTAGGCCAAGCATAGCACATACAAGGAACTGCTATACATTTACATGCAGAAGCATATATACCTGCGCACAGAGAATGTGAACATAGATTGCGAATCCATTATAGAATAAAATGTTTTGATATACTTGTCAAGGTTTAACTTCTAATATTTGACTTTTTGACTTATCTTTGGCAAGATATCTTTTAAGCCCTATATATAATCAACAACCCCGCTGCAAGCAACGGGGTATCAAACTTGCAACGCTGCAGAGCAGCGGGGTATGTGACCCGC